GGCATTAGTTACAGTCACACCACCAGCCGTGTAACCTGTACCCGTAACTTCACCAGTAGCAGAGTAAGCAGTGGTACTAGCGTTTAGGGTAGCCGATGCTAAATACAACGCACCTTTGAACGTATCAGCGGCAGTTGTACCGCGAGTAGGAGCAACGCCAAAGTTATGGGTTGCAGTCATCAGTTCCCCAAGGAACGAAGTACACATTGATTGGGTATTACTCACTTAAACTCTCCTTAAAAAGATGCGGCTTCACCGCCAGCAAAAACGGGCATTTTCTTCAGCGTAACATGCGCGGAGCGATGCACCAACTCACCATCTAACCAATACTCAGTCCAAGTGGTGAACTCATTTTCATTATCAATTTCGCCAGAACGATGCTCCAGCAGGGAGTCATCCATCTCGCCTTTAGTGGTGGTAACGATCAATTTGAACTCCTAATAAGCGCATTGGTAGCCGTGTTAGCCGGCATAGTGATTGTAAACGTGGTGGTAGATGTTTTATCAGAGCCAAAGTCAAGGACAGCAATTGACTTATTACCTTTAGATGCGTTGTAAATCAAAGCACATCTGGCAGTCAAAGCCGATGACCAGGATACATTGCTCCAACTAACATAGGCTGTATAGCTAGAAGAGCTAATAGATGCCCCAGTCATAACCTGGCCACCAGCCGTATAGCCAGATGCGGTTACCTCATTGGCCGAGCTATAAGCCGTAGTAGATGCATCAAGGCTTGCATTGCCTGTATACAAAGCAATCTTGACCGTATCCGTAGATAAGTCGTGGATAGCTTGGTAAAGCTCTTTTTTGAAGCTTGTGGTTTGGGTTTGGACAATAGACATTAACTGACCTCAACCCTAAGTTGGCCACTACGATAAGCGTCCTGGCGCTCCATTCCATCGCCCAGACGTTTAGCCAAAGCCAATGCTTCAACGTATTTTTTGTTGTAATTAGCCATTAGATCAGGCTCACCCTTCATGTAGGTATAAGCCTCAACCAATGCACCATACAACAGAACGCTGTCAAAGTTATCGCCCAACCAAGTCTGGCCGCTAGATGCGGTCGTAATTGATTCTGGGTAATAGTAATAATGAAGCTCAGCAGAATAAGTAGTTCCAGGTGTTGGACCAAGAATAAAACTTAATTCATTGGAAATGGTAGATCCAGATACAGTTGGTCCAAACAAAGCATAGTACTTTGGTGTTCCAGTGCTACTTGGGTTTGCATATGCCTCGCGCATGAAGTTCACATCTTTGTTTAAAAGATATGTGTAATCACCACCACCATAAGGAAATATGGCTAATGAATAAGGAGCCAAAAAGTCATCTGGACAAGATAAGTACTTATTGTTTGCCGTAACTGTACCCGTCACGTTTTTGCGCAACGAGGGAAACTGCACTGAGTTATAGATGCGCTGCTCTGCCTGTGTAATAAACAGGTTTACATCCACCGTTTGAAAGGTGTTCTCCGTGTAATCGGAAATCGCAACTACAAGTGCAGCGTAGTTCATGCCATTGGGCCTCGTGCCATTACGCCCTTAGTGGCTGCTCCAGTACCACGGATTTTTACTCCGCTGGTTTTTACTGGCTCTGGGCGTTTATTCCTAAAACCATTTAGAGTCATATCCATATTGGCAGGATCGCTCATGTTGGGAGGAAAAACTTCACTGCCTTGTGCAGGCATAGCTTTTCCATCCATTGTGTGAGCAGGTGCATAAACACTAGCTGGGCCAACTTCTTTGCCGCCCTTTTTCATTGTGAATGCCATAATTTACCCCTTTTGGTTCATAGCACGGGAAAGGTTTTTACCGTATTTTTTACGGTCTAGGCTGGTAGGCCCACCTTTTTTCAGTCCTTTCATGGACTGCTGCTTGTCATGCTTTTCATCCATAGCGGATTTTTCCCATGCAGAAAAACTCATTTTGTGTTTTTTTGCAAGTTTTTTATCTTGGGCTAAATCCTTGGCAGAACCTTCCCACTGTTTTTCAGACATCTTAGCCATCATAAACTCCTATGAAACCGTTACCGTTACTGTGCCAACACTTGTGGTTCCAACCAAGTAATTAGGCGTTAAAACTGAATCAAACCCACTTGCACCACCAACAGGATACCAACCCCATTGAATGTCTCTAGATCCACCAGTCGGCGTTCCCTGGCCACCATTTGTCAACTGCAACCCATTTAATCCAGCCGCAACATAAGTTGTGTCCGGGCGTGGCTGGTATACAGCCTGGGGATCGTTAACCGGATACATACCCAACTGTAACTGCGGTTGATCAGGGTCCCAACATTCCTCACAAACTTTCAATTGATAGAGTTTAGTCTTAATAACCTCAATTTTCAATTGCTTTAATTTAAAACGCTGGCCACACCGATCACATTGGGCAATTGAATATTTGCCTGATGCATACGGTGAAGTCATTACATGCCACCTCCACCAATGAAGGACTGGCGCGGCACCAAACGTAACGTAGCTTTTTCGTGATCTTCACCAGCTGCCAACTTGTATTGCTCTTCATAAACAGCTTTGAGCATATCCAAACGGCCCATTAACTCTGGTACTTTCATGGCTATATAGTAAGCCAAGCCAGCAGTTACAGCGGGTAAAAACCTGAAATTCATGTCAGCAGTCTCAACACCTCGGCCAGCATCTTGAATGCGGCGCAGGCGGTAGTAAACAAACTGGTAAGTCTGTGATCCATCAGGGGTTGGCCAGACTGTTATAGCTGGCAATTGCGGAACATTAACTGCTGTTAAAGTCGCATGTGAAGTTGCAGTGGTATTGTTTTGGCCACGAAATACACCACCCAAAGTATTGCCTGAGATATAGGTGTAGTAAATGTCTTCACTATCCAAGCGGATGTAGCCAGATCCAGCTAAGCCAACAACGGTACTGAGGGTAATGGAGTCAGATGTAGCGGTAATAGCACCATTTAAAACGGCAGTAGTAGGCCCAACTTCACCAGACAAACGCTGAATCCATACTTGGATTGGACGGCCTTGAACCAGTTTGTTTGGGATAGTTGCATACGTTGATACGCTAATCCTGGTAATGCTTAAGTCGGCCTGGGTTGACGCTACATTGGGCTGCGTCCGAATGACATGATCTAGCAGATCAATCGTATCAGTAGGCAGCGCATATGTATTAAGACCCTGTGTTAGGGTAATGGTGCCAGTTTCAATGGTCCACATATTGAGGCCGCGATTAGCCCACTCTATGGTCATCAAATTAAGGGACCTGCGTGCTGTACGCAAATCATAACCAGATCGCATCTCGCGGCCAGCCCGCTCCCAAGCCTCTTCAGCAAGTTCTGTAAACTCTAGATTAAAGGCTGTGGTTCCGGTAGTGGACATAAGTAATCCAGTTTATTTCATGCCCTTGAGGGTTTCTGCAAGCCGCGCTCTTTTGCCCATTAGACCAGGTTTTTTGGCAGCAGCTTTTAGCTTAGAAGCTGGGATAGTTTTACCTTCTTTAACGCCCAAACTTTGGCGCAAAGCACCAGGTTTTTTAATTGCTTTTTGAATCCATTTTTCAGCCATTTTTTGCCATCCTCATGTTGTCAATCAAATTTGGGTATGGGCGACCAGCTGCTTTTGCCGCTGCTTTTGCTTTGGCTTTTTTTGCAGGAGATAGCTTAGTATGTTTTTTAGCCGGGTTAGGAGTATCCCAAACCTCACCACCTTTAGCGTATTCCGTAAAGTCAGTGTTGTCCCGGCGAGCTTTACGCACACCTTTGGGCATTTTAGAAGGGGAGATAGCGCCCATCCCCCGGCTGGCCATCATCGTTTGCCTCTTGACATTCCACCGCCGCACATATCAACAATAGTGCCGCGAGTTTTTCCACGCTGGGCAATGCCGTCAGCACGAGAAGATGCAGATCCGCCTTTAGCCATTTTCTTTACTGGAGGATTTACAAATCCACGACCAGCGCCGGCAGATGCTGGTGCTGATTCTGTTTTATCAGCGGCATCATATGCTTCAGTAGCCTTTTTGCGGGCTTTTTCATCAGCAACTTCTTGAGGGGTTTTTTCATTATCCATGATAAATAATTAGCAAACTTTGCCACCTTTTTTCATTACGATTTGTGTGCCACGAGTTTTTCCGCGCTGGGCAATGCCGTCAGCAGCACGAGTGTATCCACCACCAGCCATTTTTTTAACTCCGCCACCACGCTTCATGCCCATTTGGGATTTATCGTAAGCCTCTTCTTTTTTAGAGCCTTCCTTCATACCTTTGGGTTCTACGTCTTTTCCGGATTTTTCAAAATTAGCCATGCCGCCTTTTTTCATACCACCCATGCCTCCACCCATCCCACCCATAGGAGCAGCTGGAGCGGCCATAGGGGCACGTTTGCGTGCCATCATCATTGCCATAACGCGAGGGTCCATTTTTGTAGCCATAGTATCACCACCTTTAGAAAATTTGCGGCCCTTGTCCGCGTTTGTAAAATCTTGCCCCACTTTTTGTGGAACCCCTACTTTCTTGGCGAACGATGGGTTGTGGGCCACCGCTTCCATGAAATTGTGTTGTTTTTTGCTAGTTGAGGGCACTTCTTTGCTCCCTCATAAAAGCATCAAGTTTTTCATCCAACCTATCAAGGCGGGCTAAAACACGGTTAATGTCTGCGTGCATATCGTTTTTAGTAACAAACTTTTCAGCGTGTTCTTCACGAGTTTTGCTAATAAGAATGCCCAATCGCTTTACTTCATCATGGGAAACTTTTACCCATAGCAAAGCACCTGCTGACAGGAAAGACAAAAATACATTCCAAACTTGGAGTTCCATATCAACATTTCCACCTTGCAAGAGAAGCCGCCTTACGAGTTGGCTTTCCGTTTTCATCTTTCATTGGCCCAGGCATACCAGACATACGCGCACAAAATGACTTTTTACGCGGACCACCTTGCGGCTGTGGAGCCTTCAAGTTGCTTCCTGTCGCAGCGTTGTACTTTGCCCTACCTTTGGCAGTAAGCCCAGCCCCTTTAGAGACCGGCAGCTTCTCGCCGCGACCTACTGCAAGAGATGGGGTTTTCTTAGCCATAGAACACCGTTATACCAGTAATTGAACCAACGCTAATCGTAAGGTATAAGTTGGTTTGGAAAAGAACTCCCTCGCCTGGAACTTGTACGTAATATGGAACAGGATTACTTTGTGAAGCAATATCAATTTGGCACAAAATAGCACCAGAAGCACCGCCATCACGGAATTCAAAAGTGGCCGCAGTAGAAGTTACAGGCGCTATTGAAAACCCTTTAAGCCTTGTACGGCTTGCAAATAAAGAACCAGCAGCACTTAAATGCGCTGATTTAACGTCTGTTTGCATCATAATTAATCTCCTATGAATTAGGGGCCGAAGCCCCCAAGATTAATTAAGCAGAGGCGGGAACTTGCGAACCGTCCGAGTTAGCTACAGCGTACACAATCGTGTACTGCACAGTACCAGCTGTAACAGCCGCCACAGTAGGTGTCAATGTAGCAATAACCTTAACATCGGTAGAACCAATGCCTTGACCATTTGGCGAGGCAGTAGTAGCAGTACCAGCCCAGTTAACCAGTTTGGAGGCTGCGTTGGTGTTAGCCAAACGACCTTGGCTGGTAATGTCGGTGGATGCCCAGTACAGGGCAGCAGTAGTACCATCACCCAACGTCATATTGGCGGCGGTGGAGCCGGTAAATGCTACAAGGGTATCAATAAAGATATTGACGATTTGTGCGCCTGCTGGCAATACACAAACGGTATCGGTAGTAGCCGAAGCCGCCTGACCGGTGTAATCTTTCTTGAAGGTTTGGGATACCAGCGTAGCGCCAGTATTACGGATATTGCCAACGGTAGTGCCGGTGGTGTTTTTGACCGTGCCCAAAAGCCACGGGCCTAGGTGAGTTGCGAATCCCATGATAATTCCTTACATACAAGTGGAGTGCATCAATCTGTATGTCGCCCAGCCGGGACTGGTTTGATGCACCGGTAACCCCGGATTAGCTGCAATATATCACAATTTTAAAAAATTGTGCAAATAAAAAAGGCTCCCGAAGGAGCCTTAGTGGTAGGCCAGTCACCTCTACCTTACTGAATCCGATTAGGATGCACCAGCAGAAGCGTACATGCCCAGAGGATCAGACCAGCCGAAGCTGTAACGCTCACGAGCTTTGTAACGGACGTTGCCGGTATCAAAGTCGCCATCCATGCCGGTAGACAGGGGTGTACGAACAAAGTGCTTCATGCCGTTAGGAACGTCAGTGTTCAAATACCAGCCATTCGTGTCGGTCAAGAAGTGATTGATCGTGTAGCCGCCAGGGATCGAACCGTTGTTCTTCAAAGCGTTGACATCATTGTCAGTGGTACCGACGCGGAGTTCGGTTTCCAACAGACGGGTGGCAACGAATTGCAGAGCCGGCGGAACAATTAGCTTCTTTGGCTTAGCAGCGATCAACAAGCCACGCTCGTCCGTCCACAGGGAGATCTGAATAACTGCGTTTTCCAACGAAGTTTCATTCAGGTCAGCTGCGGTAGCGGGAACGTTGCTGTTGGTAGAGCCAGACACCAACGGGTGAGCGCTGTTGAACAACGATACGCCATCGCCGCCTGGATAAGCAGACGAGAAGCCGTTATTCAATACAGCAGCAGCTTTAACCTGCTTGGTGTATGCCATAGCACGAGCCAGACCTTTGGTGTAACGAGCGGACAAGCTGTCATACAGATTGTCTTCAATTGCCTCTTCCGTCAGGGAGAAGCCCAAAGCAATGGTTTCGTGGTTGTAGCGAGCGGTCCAAGCTTCTTGAGCATTGTCATAAGCGATGGCAGAGCCCTCGTTCTTGACGGGTGCAGCGGAGAAGCCAGACAATTTAGTTTCCTCTTCAAAAGAACGCTCAGAGGTCTCTGTTTCGTAGATCTCTTCATGTTCTTGTTCGTAGGTTTTATATTGCAGACCAAACAAGGCGTTAAGCCCAGGAAGCAACTCTTTAAGTAGTTGTGCGCGTGAAATAGCCATTTTGAGTTACTCCTTATGCTACGTAGTAGCGGTGAGCGCCGAAGTTGAACTTCACCAGCACTTCAGGGCTTTGAACCAACACAACGGTGCCAGCAACTTGGGTCGTAACCGAAGTAACTGTCAGGGTCGTATTACCAGTGGTAGTTACAGTCGATGCAGAACTTAGCGTAGAGCCAGTAAATTGCAGTTGACCATTTACCAAGTTAAACACGTCCGTACCGATAGGCAGAACTTGTCCAACAGTCAGGCCAGACACAACAACCGAAGTTGCCGAAGCAGCGCCGCCAGACACATAAGTGCAGGAAGTGCTGATTTGGGTATCAGGAACCAGATTGAGGACGCGGAAGCCGCCGCCAGAAGTCGTAGCCGAAGCTGCAACAACAGCGCCTGCACCGTTACCAGTGGAAGCAGAACCAGTCAGGGTATTACCGGCCATGTTCACGCCAACCAGGATCGACGAAGCCGAGCCAATGGTAGTAGCGGAAGCACCGGTAGTAACCGCACAACGGATAACTACATCAGGATCATCACCAATAATTGCAGTGATATCACCAGCAAGCACGTTGCCTGGATAGTACTGAGCATATTGACGTTGCTTAGTGGTTGGGTTGGTGTAATAGCAGCCCAGGAACACGCCAACAGTAGTGTTGGTTGTGCTAACAGGGTAAGTTGCGATCACAACATAACCAGCCGAGAGAGTGACTAGGTCACCATAGTACATAGCGGTACCGTAGTTATACTGGACCGGAAGGTTCCGGGTAGATCCAGCAAACACCTGACCGCCGATCAGGTTTACGGGTTTGTAACCGTAAGCTGCCGAGACAGTTGGATAAGCCATTTAAGGACTCCTAAAAATTAAATACCTTTTCCAAAGCTACTCGTAGATTTACTCTCCCTAAAGAGAGGCATCCGCGCATCGCTTTGACGCATAAGAGTATTGTCCACAGCCTCCATCTGAGCTACATTTTGTTTCGCAAAGTAAGCATTACGTTGTTCAACAAACTCTTCTGGAGTCTTGCAAAGCAATAACCCGCCAATCTCAATATTGTCTTTGTATCGACTTGTTGGATCAGCTAACAGTCTGAATCTGGGTTGTTCTTCAATTGGAACAGGCTCCCAATGCTCACGGAGTTTGGCCGAGAGATTACGAGGATCTGCCTGGTTCAAAGTTGAAACACGCACCCACCGATATTTGTACCCAGGTTGCTTGTCTGGTTCAGGAAGTAATTCAGCCGGTGCCCACTGCTTTGGGCGCTCAGTCATCAGTCGTTCCTCAAGCTCACGCGGTTTTCTGTTTTCAGCCATGTTAGGCCTCCAATTTGATTTTTTCCGCAGCAAATTGCTCCGGTGTTAAGTTAAACTTCTTTGCCAAATTAAGTTCACCAGTGGTTAACTTAACTCGTTTTGCGGACGTTGTCCGTGTAGCTGGTGCAACCACCGAGCTTTTTCGGCTAGGCCGAGATTCTTGTTCCTCTGCGTCCTCAAATTTCTCTGGGAAACGCTTGCGGATTGTATTATCTAAACGGGAGTAATACTCCTGCGACGAAATTCTAACCCCTTCGCGCTGCATCTTCTCGTGAAGACCCAAAGCCAAGCTGGTCATCTCTTCATCTTCCCCAAACCAAGGATTTGCCTGTTGCCAGGCTACAGCAGACGGATCTGCCGGTGGCCGTTGGACACGGGGTTGGGGCGGTTGTACCACATTTTCTTCAACTTCAATAGGCTCTGGCCGGAAATTTCTTACTTTATCAATCTTTAATGTTGCCTCTGTAAGACGTTCCTGCGCCTCCATTACCTTATCAGTATCGCCCGAATCATAGGCCTCCCGATAGGCTTTTTTGGCCTGGTCCAGTTCCATTTCCACCGTTTTGGTAACAGAATAAAGGACATTTTTTTCACTATTGGATAGGTTGGATTTGAGCCTTTTGTTCTCATCCATTAGCCGTTTAGCAAATTCAATGGCTTCATTTTGCTCACGCAAAGCAGCTTCTTTTTCCCTGCGCTCATCATGCGCAAGTTTCTTCATTTGAAGAAGTTTCTTTTTAACTTTAGTAGAGTAATCCTCTAGCTCATCGTTATAAAGTTCTTCTTTAATCTTTTCAGGCAAAGGAGGTTTATTACGATCTTCAGGAGGAGTTTTGTCCTCTATCTCAACAATTATTTCATCGTCAAGATCATCGTCCTTTGCATCATTCTTTACATCATCCTGCTCATCAGGAAATTTAAAATCAGACATATTCGCTCCTTATTTGCGGCGGATACCGCGTGGATCTTCAACTACACCCTCGACGGAGTCATCGTTAATTACACGAAACTCTTTGCCGTGAATGATTAGTCGGGTTCCTGCGTGTGGTCTAACTAAGATAAAGTCGCCGGCTTTGCAGTATGGTCCAGAGGGAAACCGGGTCGCATCTTTATAGCAATCTGGTCCTAAGTCCACGACAAACAATACCGTTGTTAATAGCTCCTCATTACGCATCATCTCTGAAGACTTAATAAGGCTAGACCCATCAATAGCTTCGTCCACTTCTGGAATTGCGCACAAAATGCGGTAGCCAGACGGCTTTGGTAGCTGCTTGGCTTTTTGTTCCGCAGCCTTGTTCATTATCTGAGACAAGTCCACAGCTTTAACTAAATCTACATTT